CTTGCTACTTGTAATTGCTTGTCAGCTATGTCTTGTTGCACTGCTAGCTTCTGTCTTTCCAAGTCATTTTTCTGTGAAGCAAGATTATTTCTGTTTGCTTCTTTCTGTCTTTCTAAATCCATCTGAGACTTATACTGATCCTCTTGACGTATGTCTCTCATAGCATCTACAAAGTCAGACTGCATGTTTTGATTAATGTCAACCATTGAGCCCATACCTGCTGCACGTATTTCAGCCACAAGAATATCACGTTGTCTATTCTTCTCAGCCTCCATAGCATCATGATCAAGTTTAAGTTTTTGATTTTCAGCTTGAGACTGAAGTTGCTCTTGTTGCATTTGCTGTTGTTGCTGCATCTCTTGTTGCTTCATCTGCATTGACTTATCTTCTGCAGCTTTAAGAACTGAATTAAGTTCAGCAATTGAATCAGATTGAACTACTCTACCTAAGTCATATATACTAGCTCCTGTAGTATTATTATTAAGTGACATAGCTTTAAGTTGCTCAAGTATAGCTCTATGATTTGCAGTTGTGCTACAGAAAATGTTTAGATCTCTCATCAATAAGTCTGTTCCATTGATTTGGAAGTTTACATTCTCATCTGCTGTACTCATGTATTGCAATCTTAAAGATGGCTTCTTAGCATGATAGTATTGTGCTAAATCTGTACGCATCTGATGTACTCTTGGCATTAGATAATCACAGTGCTGGATAAAGAATACTTCTGTTTGTGCATATGATGCATTTACAGCTTGCTCTACTCCAGTAGCAGTTTGTTGTGATAACTGTTGACCCATACGCTGAGGATTCACACCAATTACTTCATACGCCTGTTGTTTAAAGTAATTGGCAAGCTGAATCCTAGACATGAGACGTTCTGTCTGAGACAGATCTAATTTCTGGAAGTGCTGGAAGTTTAATGCATTCTCTGTATTTGTGATAGATGTATCTAGAGGAAGCATCTGGAAATTCTTCATTGCCACATATGCTTTAGCCAAGTTTCCTTTACCCCAGTCTTCTCCTAGTGAGTGACGAGGTAATGAGTTTTGATCTAGCATAATAACAGTACCTAATTCATCTACTAGTATATCTGCTATTTGATTATTTACTATGTTGTATGCAATCTGATAAGGCTTCATCAAATCTAGAAGCGCTGTTGACTTAGTATTTCTATCTGAGAATACTGCTCCTTCTACAGGAAGTTTACATCCATAAAGTGATTCATCACCTTTAAACTGGAATTTAAGCGGACCCAGTTTATTTTTGTCAACACCAATATAGATAGGTGTAAATCCTCCAGGGTTGTTCATACCCCAGAATGATGGAATGTTTGGTCCAATCTTAATACCACCCCATACTTCATTGATCCAAATCCAATCAATATGTTCTCCATATACTAAGTTATCTTTTGTTTTATTCTTAAACAACTTAGTGTCATATATTGGTTTATCTGTAATACTGTAAGCTTCAGTTACTACTTCAGTAGTTACTTCACCATTATCTGCTATTTTAGTTAAGTGACCTACTTTACGTTGAGACTTCCAGTATGCTGTAGTTACTCTGAGTAAATATGCTGTACCGGCAACATTGTAATCTTCTCCTTCTGCAAGTATCTGTGAGATAACATCTCCTCCTTCTAATATATTCCCTGATACCATAGATGTATACTGACGGTATGCAAGAGAAGGTAGGTTAGTGTTCCACTCATGTGTCTTAGTAGCATCATAGTAAGAACCATCATTCTGCTGTCCACCAATATTATAACCTGCAGATCTGATAGGATAGATGGCTTCTAAAGCCTCCAATTGTTCTGTAGTCATTAGATATCCATAACGGTCAATAACATCAGCTACAGTAAACATATCTGTTTTACCTACCCAGTTAGCTTGAGAGATATATCTTGCGTCTGGAGATTTATGATAGAATGATAATACCGGATTCCAAAGTTCTACATTGTAATCATCTTCCATCATTTGGAAATGCCAGAACTCACGGTCAGTAATTAGAGAGTCACGGAAACCACGCTCTTCTAGTTCATCCATCTTAAATCTTTCAACATCTACTTTATGTTGATGAGAAGCCCACTGTTCTATCATTGATCTATAATCTTTCTTATAGAACATTTCTACTTCAGGTAGAGTTTTAAGTTTAGCTGGATCAAGTTCTTGTTGTGCTTCAGGAGAGTTAGGATCTAATCCTTGCTCAAGTAATGCAGCAATGATTTTCATTTGTGCATCACCCATGAGTACTTCCTCAACATCTGCACGTTTTTTCTCCATCATTTCATTATAGGAGAACTCATCTACTGCACGGTATGTAAGTTTAGTTGATCTCTTAGCAAACTCAGCTACAAGAACATTGATTACATTTGGGATGATTGGATAGAATTTAAGCTCTAATGCTGAGTAATCTTCTTTTGTAAGTGTCTCTACTATATCCCTATACTCATTATCCTCTTCAATAATATAATCTGACTTATCTATAATGCCTTTAGCAAGCTTATAGTTCTTCATAAGTCTACGGGCATTTTTACGGATTTGCTTAAGACCATTCCATTCTAACCAGTCTAAGTTCCATGCTGCCCACTCTTGATCTTTTTCTGCTTTAGGTAAAAACTGAAGTGGCTGGGTGATACTACCCATTCTATTATGTTTCACTTTAGCTCCACCTTTGAGCTGCATTGCGTTATATACCTGCATAGCTTTTATTTAAAGTTTTTAAATGGTGATCTTTTAAATCCTGGGCCACCACCTCTTGACCCTTTACCTAAATGACGGAAAGGGCTGTTATTTAATTTATACAAATTTTCTGACTTTTGCAAGTTTTTAGAGGCATCATCCATAACCATTCTTTTTGCGTAACCTCTGTTAGCCTGTTGAATACGCATGAATGCTACTAATGCTGCAAAGGATACCAAGCGGTCAACATTGAGTCCTTCCTGATATGCTTTCATTTCCTTAAGCAACATTGGATCTGGAATACGTTCTATACCATAGTTTGTCTTTACAATAGTACCGTCTTCTTTTGTTGCTACATCTAATTCCTCTCTTGTATATTCTATAACATAACTTAAGAGATGTTGCTTAAACAATACACCTGTATTTTTCCAACCATATTCCTGGAATACATTAGCATTAGCGCCTAGGTCCTTTAAGAACATAATCTGTGTTCTTGGTACTAAATACTTTTGCTTCTTTCTAGAAATCATATACTGAATAAACAAAGAGATGTTATTCTCTATTACTGTCCATGCATTATACCATTCTATTATCATTTCTAGTCTCTCATGTGTTTTTTTGATATCATCAAATCTACCACACCAGGCCGCTACTATTTTGTCTTGCTCTATAAATGTCTCAGTCTCACCCATAGTAACCTTTGTTACTTCAACCGGAGCTTTCATTACATAGATAGAACATAGTGATTCTGAGGTAGTTGTCTTACCTTCTGAGACAGGGTCAATAGATGCATAGTATGTTACAGCAAATTCAGGATTACTAACAGGTCTTTCCCATACTACTAATGTTCCTGTCTTATCTTCTGTTTTCTTAGATATAGGAAACTCTGATATAGGAAGTTTATTAGTTTCTTTTACTGTAACTTTTCCTTCTGCATCTCTACGTATATCTAAGAATTCATATGAGTATTCTTTTTCTTCTATTCTTCTTAACTGAGCATTAACAAGATGCTGAGGGAATATAGATACTTTTCTATGTGCAAATGCCTCCTCAATGTTTCTTGGATGCTGAGATACCTCAAGCTGATATGTTTCTGGAGACATCTTCTTTTTGCATTCCTCAAAATACTTATCAAGGGCTTCTAAAGATTCTTCTACAAGTGAATTACCATAGTCATCTATATAAGGCGGCATAGACCATTGTTCAGGAATAAATAATCCTGACATACCAATAGTACCATCTTTATCTATAAGATTAGTGTCTACTGCATATATCTCATTAGCCTCCGGATTAAGAATCATTTCTTTCAGTGGCTCACACTGATCTAAGTCACCCACAGATCCTGCAGCTATAAACATACCTGTAGTAATCATACCTGATTTAAGTGCAGGCTTGATATATCCAAAGGTAGTATCCATCTTAGGAGCAATCCCTGCTTCCTCATGAAAGAAATATTTAACTGGTCCACCGACACCATTAGTAGGATCTTTTTCAAAGGACATACCTTGTATTGTACCTTTAAGACCTACTTCAGCTTTTCTATCTCCTTTTCTTACCTCAATCTTCTGTTGCCACATCATGACTTTGTCTGGTGACATAGGACGGTACCATGCTGTATGCTCATTTAAGAATGCTGCATATTCAGATAAAAATTTCCATGTACCTTTCTCATTAATGTAATCCTTAAGAGATGCCCCCATCTTAAGAGTAACACCTGCCTCAAACCATTGCTGATTTATTAGCTTACCTGCATGGTAGTAAGAAGAAGCTATCTGACGTTTCTTGAGTATAGCTGCATGTTTATAGTGTAACTCTGCTAGTTGCTCATATAGAGCCATGTGATACTGTGCATCACGGATATCAGCAAATCCAAATGCCTGTATCTCCTTGTTGAAAATAGGCAAGAAGTTAAGCCACATATAATATTCTCGGGCAAGATACCAAGTTTCTTTTCCTGACTTAACTAATACACCATTTCTACACTTAGTCTTTTGGTCATCCCAATACTTGATAAAGTCTTTAGATCTGAATGGTGCTGTACAATATACCTTACTTGCTTTAAAGATCTGAGCCTGTTCATTAAAGATCTTATTAGAGTCTTCATTAAAATTATACTGACCAGGTTCTTTGAATATAGTAAGTAAGAATATTCTTAAGTCTTCTCTAGTAGCAAAACTAGTAGTTGTCCAGACTCCGTTATCCCAAGTAGGTATGTTTTCCCAGAATGCTTCCATTACATATCATATGCTAGACCTTGACCACCACGTACTTTGCTTTGTTGTTCTTCCTGAAGGTCTTTGTATACTCCTTTGAAAGATTGTCTGATTGCATCAAAGTCTTTGGCAATTGCTCTAATTTGAGCTATGTTACCATCTTTACCATCAGTAATCTGAGTAGTAGATAAGTATCTTGATATTCTATCTAGTGCTTTCTGCATACCCTCATACGCGCGGGAGGTAGGAGTTTCATACATTCTTTGACAGAATCTAAGTGCAGTTACTATATCATCATCTTCTGTAGAGAAGGTTGCTTCTATTTCATTTAATACTATATCTTCTTTATCCATATGTGGGACATTGAAGAAAGGATTCATGTCCGGGTTAGGACAGGTCATGTAAAACAAATACAAGTAAATCTTAAGATAGTCTTCAGGATAATTATCCATTATATCTTTTAGTGATTTAAGTGTATAGCAGTGTTCTGTTGGAACAACTATGCCGTTTTGCAAATCAAATAGTTTAGCTATCATTTCTTTTTTATTTGGTCTCGGTTTTCATGTAACCAGTTAATGATGCTGATTACCTCATCTTTTAAATATGGTATTTCAATTGGTACAACTTCTTTAACTACAGGATCACCTTCTGAAGTATACTTTACAATTGGATATCCATAATCATCTTCTCCCTCAGTTTCAAACAATACATGATGTATAAACATCTTGCCCGGTTTTAACTTTGGATTATGTTTGAGTATAATATACATATAAATACTCAACTGTAATGCATAGTGATTAAAATGACAGTCATCTAGATTGTTTACAGGAAAGAGCAGTTTCTCAGATATTCCTTCCCAGTTTACATAAGACTCAGTCTTAATCTCTTTGTTAGTCTTATAGTCTGTAATGTTTACATGATCATTAACTACTTCTACAAGGTCAGACTGTCCGCATATTCCTGCAGACTTTAAAAACACCATGTGCTCAGGATATACTCCTGGATCTAGTCTTTGTACAGGTGCCTGTTTTAATCCTTCTATCTCAGCTACAGGAGGTACAATAGGAATAGTTATACCTTCTCTTTCTAAAGAAGCAAGAGAGCATAAATCATACTCTCTTTGATTATGGTAGTAAGTACCAAGGGTAGTGGCACGGTTTGCTTCATTATCCCATATCTCTAAAATCTTTTCAGGTGGAATACCATACCACTTAGATTTTTTAGAGTTTGTTACTTTAGCTGCTATAGCCTTAGCATCAAAGGGTTTCTTGAAGTTGGAAACAAGTGATGTAACACTTATCCATTTTATGTCATCTACCTCAATGCTTTTATAGCTATGATCAGCAGCATTAAATACTATACTCATAGTGCATCTAGTTTATCTTCATCTTCTTCTGATATTAAAGAGAACCATCTATAATCTGGGCATGAAGATGATAATGATCTTGTTTTAAACTGAAGAGAACATCCACATAAATTACAACATGGAGCAGTTCCCGGTACTAAACAATGTTTACCATCAACATCCTTACGCACACATGAAGTACATATGTCCATTCTATAAGAAGCTATCTCTTCTACAAACTCATCACGGATTACAGAGTTCTTAATTCCCTCCATGATTTGTTTTCTATTCTTCCATAGATCCTTTATTTTACCTGCCATCTTTGAATTTCTTTTTTTCCTCTAAAAACTCTACTATATTCTTTTTAGCATTGTAAAGTTTCTCAAGTCTTTGTTCTACCAATTTTAAGTTGTGATAATTTTTAAATGTATCTCTGTTATATTGCTTCAATGCTCCTTCATGTTTTTTTATTTGGACATTTACTGCACGTTGTTTAATTAAAAAGTGTCCTAAACCTGGTAAGTTTATTCTTGGTTCTTCTAAACTTGAAAGGCATCTTCTTACTTCTTTATAATAAAAACTTACAATATCATCTACTAATGACTGAGGAAGATCTAGTTCTTCTGCTACTTGCTTAATTATTACCTGCGGTTTCTTGGGTATCATTTCCTAAGAATTTATAGTCAAGCAATACTGTTCCTTCAGTCTGTATTTGTAAAGCTGGATTAAGCATAATAACTTTCTTGTTACTTCCATCTTTTACAACAAGATTATTCTTTTCTGCTTTGTTAATACAGTTACGTACAGTCTGTGGTGTTTTAAAGATCCAATCTTCTTCTGCTGAAGCATCATAACAAAAGTGTGTCAGCTCTATTGGCTGATTGAAGCTAAGTAAGGTAAGACAGTTAAGATCAGATTCACTCACTGCTATACGGTTAATATAGCAATGAGTTAGTATCTGAAACTTTACTACTTCCCACTTAGGCATACGCACACGCTTCTGTACTTGATTTACTAAAGCCATGACTAGGATTTTTTAAGCTTTCTCTCTTTAGATATTTCTTCACGCAACTCTTCTGGTGACTCAGACTCCTGTGGTGGATTCATCATCATTGCATACTGAAGTTGATACTGTGCTCTTTCAAAACGAGCTTTGTCAATCTTCATTAAAAGTTCCTCATGTTGAAATTGAGCATTCAAATAAGGAATTGATTCTGTGTAGAACTGCAACATTTCTTCTTTTCTTGCTTGCAATTCTTCATGTGTGAGCTCTTGCTCTTCTACTTTACTTTCCATAATTACTGTATTGGTTTTAGCAAATATACAATAAAAGTTTAAACTTGATATATTTAAAAGTAAAAAACCCAACCAGTTAGACTAGTTGGGTTAAAGTGTTAGTAGAGCGGTTAGCGGTTTTTAATTGTAAAGTTTAGAAGAGTAAACATATAGAACTCTCTTGATATGTCTACTTCTATAATAAAGAAATCAATTGCACCTAATCTAAATCTAATAGCAAACTTGTCCCAAAGTTTGTTTTTTGCTGCCCAACTATTTCTAAACTTCATACTATTCTTTTATTTCAAAGTGCATCCAGTCATAATCTTTTTCTACTCCCAAAGAAATAAACCCATGTTTGTAGAATATATCTATCATAGGCTTGTATTCTGGTCTAGCAAAACGTGCAGTACGTTTTGTTTCTTTTAGTGTATTTCTAGCAGGATCAAGATCTATTGCTATTCCCCAAGCATGTTTACTCCATGAAGCTCCTCCACGCATTTTGCGGTAATTAAAACAACCACCAAAAAGATCAATACCAAGTTCTTTTATTCTTGCTGACCCATAGTGAGAAAGAAGATCATTAAATACAGCAAGAAGATTATCAGCTATATCTTTATGACATCTTACTCTACTTGTTGTAGTATCAGCATCCCATGCTATGCGCAGTGGATAAGGACAGATGATTGTAGTTAAATACGCTGCCCCTGTTTCTGTTGGCTTGCCGTATTTAGCTGTTGCTTGTGCTGTAGTTAACATATTATTTTACTTTCAGTTGAACCTTGACTAGTTCACCTACCATATCAGATAGGTCACCTATTTTACTAGCCATGGTTTTAATCTCTTGTTGAGTTGTTTCTTGAATAAGCTGATATTTTAATCTATGCTCTTGTTCTAACAACTCAATCTTTCCTTTGAGCTTTCCTTGTTCTTCAATGTGACGATGACTATCATCTTTCAGCTCCTTAAGATCTGATGTAATGTTATTATATGCTGTTCTTAAGAAGAAGCCGATGAGTGCAAGTATGGTACCTGCTGCAAAAAGAGTTATTGTTAGATCCATGATTTACAAATATTATAGATATAATATAAGTAAAAATACGTAATTATCCTAATCTTCTTGTTCTTTTTTGTCTTCTACTGTAAGTTGAGACAAAGCTGCTGCCACTCCTCCGGCAGTTACTAAGTATCCTCCTAATGTTACGAGAGTAGCTGGCAAGGCTATAGGCGCAGCTATAAGCACGCCTCCTATTGCGCCTGCTACCAAACCCACCTTCTGAACCTTCTTCCAAAATGTTGGAGTCTTAGCACTCCATCTGTCTTTAAGTGTTTTCATAATTAAGAGTTAAATTCTACTGAATTGTATTGTGCTTTTATTGTTCCGTCTTGCAATGTAAAATTGTATAAATAAGGAAAATAAGGAATAATGTAAATATTTGCAATTGCCTCAAATGTAGCTTGGTCTGAAGTCCAATCTGACATTACAACAACATAAGATATTATATTATTAATATCGCAAAATACAACATTCCCGTATTGTTCTAGTTCTTGCACTAAAGCATTTCTATCTACTGCCATATTTAATATTTAAAGCGTATATTCATTCTATAACTATATCTAAATCCATTACCTGTAGGAAAAGAAGGATCATTATTTGCAAAAGCCCCTTTATTTGTTATTAAGGTTGACTCTGCAGAACCAAATCCACTTGTCCAACTTCCATCACGATTTTCCCATCCTAATATTAAATTGCTTGTCCCATTATAACAAAAAGGCGTATCAAAATTAATAACTAACCATCCACTTGTTGATATAGTCCAGTTAAATGTTTTTACAATACTCACGTCTGAAACTGGCATATCTGACCAATCAATTGCAGGATTTGCATCAAATTGTGTCGTTGCAGGTGCTAAATGCGCTAATTTAATTGTTTGGTTGTTGTATGTGTAAGGAACAGTATACCCACCTATTTCTATCTCTATTCCTGTAATTTGTTTTGCTCCTGCCATTTCAGCAGCATTCCAAATCATAGAAGTCCAAGAAAAATTAAATAACCCATAAGCAGGATATTGAAAAATGTTAGTTGTGCCAGTACCAACTTGAAGGTTCAAACCTTGAACATTTACACAACCTCCTAAATTGCTGAAATATGGATTAATAATCATTGACATAACTTATGCTCTAGTTCCTATTAAAGTTATTTTTAGCCCTCTTGCTCCCGCTGTACCTACAGTATCTATATCTACAGTAATCTCTCCATCATCTGTAAGTGCAGAAGTAACAATAGTTGCAGGAGTTGCTGCAGTTACAGTTGTTCTTTCGTTATTATCAAATGTAAGTTTTGTACCTAATACAGATACACCATTTAGATTAATATCTACAGTAAGCAATGCTCCTGCTGTTTGTGCTGTGGTTAGTGAAGCTCTAACTGCTGTTAATGTCATTGCGTGAGGCATTCTGAAAGTTACCTTTGCAGTTCCCGTAGTCAAGTTTGTAGTTTCATCAGATGCAGCAGCTTGAATTTCAGCAGGCAAAGATTGGAATGCTGTTGAACCTAAAGTTGTACTTGTTAAAACTTGTCCTGCAGAACCAGCTCCATTTGGCAATGTATAAGCTCCATTTATATCTACCCCTGTAGGAGTAACTTCAATTTTTCTAGTTGTTGCTCCAGCAGTTACTTGTAATTTAGACTGATTTTTGTCTATAAAAACAGATCCGCTGTTTCCAGCATTGTCTCCTACTTCTAAACTACCAGCTACAGCACTAAATCTATAATCTCCTATTTTAGTTGTTCCGTCATCTACTATTATGACAACTTGACCATTTGCTGTTGTATCTTGAAATTCAAGTTGATTAGCATTTAAACTAACTATTCTTGGTGCTGTTATTGTACCATCAGAGTTGTATATGTTAACCCCACCGCTTGCTGCTTGCCAAGTACCATTACCACTAGCATCAGATGTCAAAACATGACCTGCTGTAGGTGTTGTAGTTAATTGGAAAGTAGTAGTTTTTGTTTGACCAACAACCTCTAAGTTTTGACCACTTGTATTTTTGGTATTATCAACAGTAAATTTAGCATCTAAACTTATTTGAGCAGTATTTATATTTATAGCCTTACCTGTACCACCGCCTGATGTACCTAGAGTAATTCCTGATGGGCTAGCATCTATTAAAGTGTTGCTAGAGCCATCATCTGAATTAAATCTAAATGTACTTGTAAAGAATCCATCATTAAAAAATAAGTCATTACCTGCTAAATCAACTTGTCTATCTCCTGATACAGTTCCGTCAGTGTTGTAAATATTTGTATTAGAAACAGTATTATCAATAGTAAAGTTAGGATAAGTCCCTGTTACATTAATACCCGTACCTGAATTTAAAACAACAGTTTGATCAGGATTAGAATTAGTAATAGACATAGCTGTAGCAGTACTTCCTATTAAAATTCCACTACCTGCAGTTAAACCTTTTACTGCTAGTGATGGACCTGTACCATCATTTACTAATGAATTAGCACCACCTGAAGATGTAAGAGTTACTCCTGTTGTAGGATCAGTATTACTTATAGTAAAATTAGGGTAAGTACCTGTTACGCCAATCCCTGTTCCAGCATTAAGTACTACTGTTTGGTCAGGAGCTGAGTTAGTAACCGTAATTGTACCACTACTTGTAATAGGATTTGTTCCTGCTAATGAAATACCTGTTCCCGCA